AGCTGTACCAGTTGGTGTACCACTTGCTGTACCTCTAGCATCTTCGACTTCTGGTGGCACTATTGTAAAATTTTCTTTGCCTGATCTTTGTTTAATTATAAATGCCATTAATTGTCCATAAACATCAGATCGTTTAGCTGTAATTATTCTAGCAGTAAATCCCCATCTTTGACCATCTATTTGTCTTGCAAGTTTCTTACCTGAAACAGATTTAGAGATAATAGTATTTTGAATTGACTTTATTCCTAAAGATTGAAATTGAGCAGTTGATATTGGAAATGCACCTGACATTAGATTATACTTTTAGCCCCTCTCTCATTTACAGCAGAATTAATTAATTGAGTTATAGTTCCTCTTGATCTGATTAATAGTTCTTCAAATCCTGAAGCATCTACTGTGTTGATATTAAAATTAACTGTAGTTTGTCCACCACCAGTTCCTCTAGCTGATTGTGTTATTTGTCCTGTTTGATTAGGTACAAATAATTCAGCACCATTTTCTCCAACTACATAAGGTTGTCCTTTTTGTACTGAACCACCTGATGCTCTGCCACCAAAAAAACCAACTAAAGAACCTAAACCAGATAAAGCATTTGATGTACTTAACATAGCTTGTTTTTGTTTTTCTCTAGTAATCATTTTTTCTATTGCAAGTTCAACACCTTTTCTTGCAACAATTTCAATTAAAGAACTTAATATATTAAACATAAATTGTTGAGCCATACTTCTTAATGTATCAGATAATTTTCCACCATAAACCCATGCTCTAGCAAAACCCTCTGATAATTTAGTTATACTTCCATTTAAACTTTCTTTAAATATTGAAGAAACATTTTTTACTTTTTCCTCTAAACCTTTTAAAGATTCTTGATTCATTGATCTAAATGTTTTTTCAGATAAACCAATTGAATTAGCCATCTCAAACATATGATGATTAGATGTAGATGTGAATTTAATTATTTCTTTAACATTTTCTTTTACTCTTGAAGAATTGTTTGCCATTTCAAACATATGATGATTTGATTCTTCTAATTTAACTCCTAATTTTTTAGCTATTTCAGATTCTTTTATAAATATTCCTGAAAAAGCAAAAGTTAATGCTTGTAATAATTTTGGTTGTTCTGATTTAACAGCTAATTTATCTATAGCATCTGAAACACCTAAAATAGATTTAGATACCATATCTGCAGAACCAGTTACTTCATTAAATTTACCAATTAAATTTAGAAAACTATTTCCTAATCTAGTTGTTGCTTGACCTATTGTTGGAGTAATTTGTTGAAATTTTTTATTAATATTATCTGTTTCTTTTAATAAAGCTGTTGCAATAATATCAGATGTAATTTTACCCTCTGCACCAAGTTTTTTAAGTTCTCCTCTAGTAACACCTAATTCTTTTGCAAATATATCTAATAATGGTGGAATGTTTTCAGAGATACTTCTAAATTCATCTCCTTGTAATCTTCCTGATGCAAATGCTTGTGATAACTGAAGAATACCAGAACTAGCTTGAATAGAATTTACACCAGCTATACCAATTACTTTATTGACATTTTCTGTTATTTGTAAAAGTTGAGTATTTTTTAAACCAAGATTTTGCGATTGTAATGCAAGTTTTTGATAAAGTTCTACTGTTTCAGAAAAACCTCCTCTAGTTCTTCTTGATATTTGAAATAATTCTTCTTGAACTTTATTTAATTCAAAAGTTGAATTGGTTACTAATTTTAATCTGTTTTGTAAATTTTGAAATTCATTAGTTAATGAAAATATCTGTCTTATAACTACAGAAGAAGCAACAGCAAGAAGAACATTTTTTAAATTTAACAAAGATGTTTTGCTTTGATTTACATTTTTTTGTAATTTATCAAAGGCTTGTTTAGACTTATCTTGTGCTAATATATTTATTTTTAAATCTGCCATTATTTTAAATTCCTTGCTTCAGCTAATGATTTACTTGTTTTATACTGTTCTTGTTCTTTTTTCAAGTAAGCTAACCATAAATTATAATGGCTAACTGGCATATCAAGAACTTCTTGGATAGTGAGATGTAATCGTTCTGCAATAACTAATAGCGACCTTACATCATGGTCGCTTTCTACTTTTTTTCTGCGTCCTCGTAATTAGTATCTGAAAGAATTTGATTAGCAATATTAGAAATAATATTCGAATCTGCTTTTTTTCTTAAAACAAATTTATCTTCTGGTTTAAATGCTTTAACTAATTCGCCTTTATCATCTTTAATAAGAAGTTTCATAATTATTAAATCTATGAAAACTGTTAAATCTTGGAAGTTATTAGACTTCTTAAAAATTATATTTTTTTCTTCAAGGGTTAATGGTTCTGAATAAAAGACACTAGGATTGCCATTCTCGTCTTTCCACTCCTCAACTTCTATAGTTAAAGTTTTAAGAGTTTCAAAATGAGATTTAACTCGATCGATAACTGACATAAATTAGATTATACAGTTCCTACAGTTAAAGCACCAGTTCCTTGAAATGTTACAGTTCTTGAAACAATTGCGTCCATTGAGTTATTAATACTCATACCAGTAATAATACCAGTTCCTGAATAACTTACATCTCCTGCAGTATTACCCTCTGGTAATAATACAAAAGCAATAGAAGAACCAGCAGTTAAAGTTTCTTGTTGAGTATCAGTTTCATCAAAATGCATTTCGATTGTTCCTGAGAATGAAGTTCTTCCAGCTACAAATGATTTAGTTGCATCTGTTAAAGCTGTATCTTCTACAACATCTCCAGTAGTTTCTAGTGTGAACGAAGTAACTTCGCCCATCGCTGTTCCACCAACTGTTACAACTCCTTCTTTTCCGTGATGTGTTGCCATGTCTTTTTATCCTTGTTTGATTTTTTGTTAGTTTCTTGTTCTTGCTTATAGCCTAGTCTTAAATAATGTTCAAGATTAGTTTCATTAATAATTATTTCTGAACTACCTTTATATAATTTAATATCTTTAGCCATAATGTCTTTTACAATTTATCGTCTTCTTCGTCAATATCTTCTTCTTCGTCTTCCTCAAAGTCTTCCTCTAAATCATCAGCATCTTCTTCTTCCCAAGACCCATCTTCATCTTCTAAAGAATTTTCTCTGATTTCTTCGATTAAATCTTTTACTTCTTCACAAAGCATAGACTCTTTATCGTGCATTTTTTCTATTTGATCTATTTTTTTAGTTATTTTATCTAATGTTTTTTCTATCTTCATAGCTTACTCCTTATGGTGTTCCTGATTGATATTGGTACATACATCTGATTGTCATTCTAATACCACCAACTGGAAATAAGCTACCCTCGTCAGTTTCTACAGAAACAACTTGTGTATCAAGTGCATTACCATTTCGTGTAATATCAGATTCTATTTCAGTTTCAATAGCTGTTATAAGTTCATTTCTTTTAGTGTCAATATTAGCTTCTGCACCTTTTACAAATCCAAGTATTACAAAATCAATCGTACCAGTTCTAGTTCTTGCACCAGAACCTAATTCAACATCTTCTCTATTTTCTTCTGAAGTTTGAATTATAACTGCTGGATATTGTTGTTCAGATAATTCGTCTAAAATAAAAGGTTGTCTAGTAGCTTTTTTAATTGCTGGGCTAGATATACCAGAAATAGTTGATAGTAAATCAGATGCTATATTTTCTCTTATACTCATATATTAAATTTCCTTAATTCTTTTTCTACAAATTTGTTAAATGATTTTTGTATAATACTTTTTGTCCTATCATTAAAGCCAAAAAATTCTCTTTTAGGTTTTCCAAGAACTTGATTCCATAATGCTTTATCTCTTTCTTCTGCTCTAGCAAATCCAAGAGTAACTTTATATTTACCTGTTTTTTTTACCATATCAGGTGTTAATGCACCTAACATTTTACCAGAATAGAATAAATCCACTCTAGTTGAATAACCTTTTTTTTCTAAATGTTTTATATAACCCTCTGAATATGGTGCAAAAGGTTTTCCTCTAAAATCTATTCCTTTTAAAGTTTTAGTTCTAATAATATCTAATAATTGAAATCCAGCTTGTTTAACACCTTTTTCAATTATTCTAGGAAAAATAGATCGTAAATTTTTAAATTTTTGATTTAATTGTTTTGAATTAGTTTTTATCTGAAAAGAAGTAGCCATTATCTGACCAATCTTCTAAATCCATGTAAAGGTTCTCTCTCATTAACAGATATAGTTTGGTTAGCATCTGTATCGTATTCAACACCATCTTCTAATATCATTCTCCATTCGATATTGTATT